TCAGTCATTTCACCTAGGTTTTGTCCACCAGGTAAAGTCGTTATGTCAGTACCTCTACCACCTTCTCTACTTGGTAACCAGAAGTCTTCTAGCATTGACATATAATTTCTATCGTCTCTTATTTCACCTGTACCAGCGTCATATACTAACTTGTTTCTATATCTCGCCATTACGTCTCTCAAATATTGTTCAGCTTTTACTTTAGGTAAATTACCAACATCTATTTTAAAGATACGTCTTTCAGGTGCTCTTGCAATTCTATAAATTACCACTGCGTCTTCAATCATACGCAATTGGTTTGTAGGTTTAATCGCTTTGTGTAAGTATGATAAGACCATGTTTTTATTTTGATCTATGATACCTGACGGACAAAATGCGACTGTATCTGGCGCTATCTTAACACCTGATTGTCCAGTTGTACCAGATATACCCCTTTCATTAAATAAAAAGTATTCAATATATTCATCTACAACAGCTAGACTATTTAAAGCTGATGGACTAGGTACGTCAGGTCTTTTCTTTCTAACTTCTCTAATCTTTTTGATCTTTCTAGGATCAATATATTTTAATTCTACAATACCCTTTTTAGGGTTTTCTCTATCAATAATTTTTTGATAGAATATTCTACCATCTACATACCATCTTCTGAATATGTCGTGGCCTTTTGTATTGAAGTTCATTAATCTTAAAACTTCATTAAATTCGTCTTCTATTTTTCTTTGTATGTCTCTGCCGTAAGGTAAGTTGTTAAAGATAACTCTTACTGCATCTTTCAATTCATTCGCTACAATAGCTTCATTGACAATATCTTCTATTGCCATATCACACTCAGGGTGTATTGCTATTTCTCTGTATCTACGAATTAAGTCCTGCTCTGTTTTGGCAGTACCTTCCATGTCCAAGTAAGACCCAAAGTGCCCACCAGCAGAAACCGTTTGTGTTCCGTCTTCGGCTTGAGCAGTTGTAAAACTTTGTTTTGGATCGGCTTGTTTTTTAAGTCGTGTGATACTAAATCCAAATAATTCAGCCATATTATATTTTCCTTTGTTTTATAATACTTATACTAGTTTTAAAAGAGGGGCCGAAGCCCCTCTAGTTTAAAAATTAAGTAGTAGTATTTGATTCAAAGTATTGATATGAAAAAGTCACATCAAATGTTTCAATCGCATCAGTTGTTTCGTAGTCTAATGGAATCCCACCAACTGCCGTAGGGAAAGCCCCTCGTAGTGTGTAAGATTTTATAGTATTACCGTTTCTGTCTAAATGATCTACAAACGCATCAACTTGATAGTCAACTGGGTTAGTTAAACCTTCGTTGTCTGTCATATTGTTAATACCGTTCTGCCATCTTTCAAACGCATTCTTCAGTCTGAAATTTGTATCATTGTAAGCAGTTACAGTCCACGCATCAATTGTTCTATCTCCAGCAATCTTAATATCTCTACCTCTAAATTTAACATCTATGTTTCCAATGTTCATAGCTGGTAATGAAGTAGCTTTACATAAGAAAGCGAAGTCTTCTATTTCGCCACCAACACTTGCATATCCAGGAAAAGGCATTGTTACCTTAAACTGATTGGCTCTAGCGCCACCACCTGCAAGTTTAGCTTTGAAGTCGTTAATGTTTGCCATTTTATTTCTCCTCTACCTTAACCTGCAACTTCGTCAAAAGAGACGCCAGTTCTGGTTGCAACGAAAGATAATGTGATAAAGTTGATACTTCTAGCTGGTTTAATGAATATCTCAGCTATAAATTCATTTCTATCAATTACTTCGCCTGTGTTGTTAGTTTCATCACATACTACTAAAAAGTCTGTGATACCTCGTCTACCTTGTACTTCTCTTAGGAAAGGTTCTACAATGTTTCTAAAGTTAGCTCTTGTAAATTCGTCATTAAATTCAAAGAGTTGGAATTTAGAAGCAGTTGATATTGCCTTTTCTAAAGTGATGAATAATCTTCTTACGTTTATTCTATCAAAAGCACTTGGAGAAGTTAGTCCAGTCTTGTCACCAAATAAGATTGTACCTTGTCCTGGGAACGTAGCAACTGGGTTGATACGTGCTGGGTAAAGTATATCTCTTTGAGCTTTAGTTGGGTTGTATGCCAACTTAACTGCGCCTCTAACAATACCTCTGTTGAAACCAGCTGGTGAAAACCAACTATCAGCAACAGTGTCTGTTCTAGCCGCAAGACCTGCTAAATCACCGTTTAGTGGAACAAATCTATACAAATCAGCGTATCTGTCGTATTGATATTTGTAACCACTATCAAATACAACATATGAAGACGATCTAATTGTGTCAAAGAAACCTTTAACGTTAGTTGTCTGTGTATTTGAGTTAGTGACATTAACTACATCTGATCTTTGTGGTGAAGCAAATACAACTGCGTCTTTTCTTTCTTCAGCAATTGTAATCAGGTTGTCAACATGAGTTGCGCTACCTGAAGGACCAGCCATAATTAGACCAACGTCAACTGTCTCAGCATCTTGGAATTTCTCATATGCTGTTTTTAGTTGTGCGTCTGTTACAGTAGATCCATTGTTACCACCAGATAGTGATTCTAAAGTGTTAGTATTTACAGCTGTGAAAGTTACTCCACTTGCTGCGCTACCCCAATTAGTACCAGTAGTTAAGTGGTCCATCCAGTAAATGTATTCTGACTTATTGTAGATTACTTCTGGATAGTAGTTTATGTCTCCTTGTGGAGTTTTTGCATCTGACGCTTTGGACATACTAGAAAAAGTTTCTAATACTCTTCCAGGTTCGCCAGTAATTACGCCATCTTCGTCAACAACAACAACGTGTAGTTCATCATTTGATCCGCCTCTTGCAGATGCAAACGCTGAAGTTCCAGGTGCTCTATCAACTGAATCGTAATATCTCCATCTTCTTTTTATTTTACTATTATCTAAAATTATTCTTTTTAATCCACCAGAACCTCTTGGGTGCTGAACGATTGTCAAAGTTTCTCTTGCGCCAGAAGCTGTTACTCTGTAAAAGTCTCCGTCATCATAATCGTCTGTATCTGCCGTTGTAGAAAATTGAATAATATCGCCTACGCTAAATTGACTTCCATCATCAACTGCGATAGTAGTATTACCTACTGCGTTTGTTGTTGAAGTTGAAGCGACTTTAGCTGAAGATATTGATTCAAAAGCTGTTGCACTTGGACAAATAGATACTAATAAACTATTTCCGTGTGTTCCAGCAGTTCTAGCAGCAAAATTACCTACGATACCTTGACCTGTAGAATAATTATTTTGGTAGTCATCAGTGTTTTTAATCAACGTGCTTGATCCACTCGTTGACGCATTTGCTAATGACGTATTTTGGGCTCGTACTACTCTCAAAGCATTACTATATTGTAAGAAGTTAGCCGCTGTGAAAAAATACTCAAAGTTAGTTGAGTCAGGTTTTCCAAACGTATCTACTAATTCTTGCTCACTAGAGATTGAAACAATCTCATCAACAGGACCTTTAGCAAATTGACCCGCAACTGCACCAATACTAGTTGATACTGCTGGAATTATATTTGTTAAGTCTCTTTCTTGTACGAGAACACCAGGTGATACTTGAAATGCCATTGGTTAATTCTCCTCTTTAATTAGCTAATTGTTTATATTTTTCAAAATTCGTAAGTTTTCTTACGCCCATAGTCAAACTTTTTATCATTGTAGATATTTATAATAATCAAAAACTACGATTATTGACCCTTTCTGCTTACAGGAAACCATCTGGTACCATATTCGTCTATTGTTTCTTCATTTTCAGGATCGCTGTTTATACCATCATCTACAAAACCAAAAGGTGCCATGTCTTGTTCAATTAGTTTTTCTTGTTCCATATACATCTGACTTCTTATATTTGAATCAGATAACTCTTTGAAATATGGTTGATTTGATAACCACCCAAACATAACTAGACACATAACTAAATCGTCATTTGTACCTTCTTCTGCCTGCCAACTATTACCTCTACGAGAAAATGTTGACATTTCTTCAATTATGTTAAAG